GTATTTGAGTGTGCAGAAGAATTACTTGCTATCACATTACAAGATTACACAACAAAACAGATAATTTGTTTTGCATCTAGACCCTTCAATAATACTCGTAAGGATGTAAAATATATTCAATGTAGAGATGAATATAATTTAATCGAGAGATTTTTAGAGTATTGGCAAGCGGAAACACCAGAGGTTGTAACTGGTTGGAATTGTGAATTGTATGATATACCTTATATCGTTGGTCGTATCGAGAGATTGTTGGGAATGAAAGTTGTTCGTAAACTTTCTCCTTGGGGTTATGTTCGTAAAAAAGATCTTTTTGTACAGGGTAGAAAACAAATATCTTGCGAGATGGCAGGTATAGCAGTGATTGATTACCTTGATCTATATCGTAAGTTTACATACAAAGCACAGGAATCATATCGATTAGATCATATTGCGAATGTTGAACTTGGTAAAAAGAAATTAGATCACTCTGAGTTTGATACATTCAAAGATTTCTATACGGGTAATTGGCAAAAGTTTATTGAATACAACATCATTGACGTAGAACTCGTAGACCAACTTGAAGATAAAATGAAGTTGATAGAACTTTGTCTGACGATGGCATATGATGCAAAGGTAAATTATACTGATGTATTTTTCCAAGTTCGTACTTGGGATTCGATAATATATAATTACTTGAAGAGAAAAGATATAGTAATTCCTCCAAAGGTTAAAACAGATAAAGACACACAATACGCAGGTGCATATGTTAAGGAACCGATTCCAGGAAAGTATGATTGGGTGGTTAGTTTTGACCTCAATAGTCTGTACCCTCATCTTATTATGCAATACAATATCTCCCCAGAAACACTCAGGGAGACTCGACATCCCAGTTCGAGTGTTGAAAGGATTCTGAATGAAGAGATAACAGACTTCAATCCAGAGTACGCAACATGTGCAAATGGTGCACAATATAGAAAAGATGTTCGTGGATTTCTTCCAGAGTTGATGGAAAAAATGTATGATGAACGTGTCATCTTTAAAAAAAGAATGATCCAAGCAAAAAAAGACTATGAAAAGACCCCCGATAAATCACTGGAAAAGGAAATTGCAAGATGCAACAATATCCAGATGGCAAAAAAGATTTCTCTTAACAGTGCTTATGGTGCTATTGGGAATCAGTACTTCCGTTATTTTAAATTAGCAAATGCGGAAGCGATCACATTATCTGGTCAAGTTTCTATCCGTTGGATAGAAAACAAAATGAATCGCAAATTGAACAAAATTTTAAATACGGAGGACACTGACTATGTTATTGCTTCAGATACTGATTCCATTTATCTTAATATGGGTCCTTTTGTTGACGCTATATTCAAAGGGAGAGAGGCGACTCATGTTGAGATCGTTGATTTCCTTGACAAGGTGTGTGAGGTGGAATTTGAAAAATATATTTCTAATTCTTATCAAGCGTTGGCCGACTACGTAAATGCTTATGATCAGAAGATGTTCATGAAGAGGGAGAACATTGCTGATCGTGGTATCTGGACTGCTAAGAAAAGATATATTTTGAATGTGTGGGATAGTGAAGGTGTTCGTTATGCTGATCCTAAACTCAAGATAATGGGTCTGGAAGCGGTTAAGTCATCAACTCCTGCACCTTGTAGGCAAATGATTAAAGATGGTTTGAAGGTCATTATGAGTGGCACTGAGGATGAGATGATTCAATACATTGAATCTTGTAGAACTAAATTCAAGTCTCTTCCACCAGAAGAAATATCTTTCCCAAGATCAGTTTCAAATGTGACCAAGTATAAAGGTGATAATACAATATATGCAAAGGGTACTCCAATGCATGTTAGAGGAGCATTACTTTATAATCATTATGTAAAAGAGAAAAAGTTAGATAGAAAATATGCATACATACAAAATGGAGAGAAGATAAAATTCTGTTATCTTAAAGACCCTAATCCAATTAGAGAAAATGTGATATCTTTCATCCAGGATTTCCCAAAGGAATTGAATTTGACAAAGTATATTGATTATGAAACACAATTCAATAAGGCATTTGTAGAACCAGTTAAAGCAGTCTTGAATGCGATTGGTTGGGAAGTTGAACGAAGAATTAGTTTGGAAAGTTTCTTCACATGAAATACACAGTTCTATATTCAAATTACTCCTCTACTCTTTTGTGTAGTCCGATTGTTAAACGCAAAGAGTTTGATGATATAGAAAATGCACAGTGGTTTGCAAAAAAGATGAAACTGTGCTATGATTGGGTTGAATGTGTACAATCTAAAAATTTAACTTTATAATGGATTTTCTAAAAGAGATAGTAAAAGAGATTGGTGATGAATACACCCAAATTGCAGCAGACATAGATGAAACAGAAAGATTCATCGACACAGGATCATATATCTTTAATGCAGTGGTTAGCGGTTCCATTTATGGTGGGGTTTCTAGTAATAAGATCACTGCCATTGCTGGTGAAACTAGTACTGGTAAAACTTATTTCTCCCTTGCTATTGTCAAGAACTTTCTGGACACTAACCCTGATGGGTATTGCCTCTATTTTGATACTGAAGCAGCAATCACCAAGGGATTACTTGCATCTCGTGGAATTGATCAAAGCAGACTTGTTGTTGTCAATGTCGTAACAATTGAGGAGTTCCGAAGCAAAGCACTCCGTGCAGTAGATATATACCTTAAGACAGAAGAAGAGGGTCGCAAACCCTGTATGTTTGTGTTAGACTCTTTAGGTATGCTTTCCACAGAGAAAGAAATACGAGATGCTTTGGATGATAAGCAAGTTCGAGACATGACCAAATCTCAACTTGTGAAGGGTGCATTTCGTATGCTTACCTTAAAACTTGGTCAAGCAAACATTCCCCTTATAGTTACTAATCACACATACGATGTTATCGGCAGTTACGTCCCTACTAAAGAAATGGGAGGCGGGTCTGGTCTCAAATATGCCTCGTCTACAATCATTTATCTCAGCAAAAAAAAGGAAAAGAGTGAGAAAGAGGTTGTTGGAAACATTATTAAGGCTAAGACAGTTAAGTCAAGACTCAGCAAAGAAAATAAAGAAGTAGAAATCCGTCTTTTCTATGATGAGAGAGGACTTGATCGCTACTATGGACTCTTAGAACTAGGAGAGATAGGAGGTCTTTGGAAAAATAAAGCAGGACGTTATGAAATGGATGGCAAGAAAGTCTTTGCTAAACAGATTCTTGCTAGTCCAGATCAATACTTTACTCCAGAAGTAATGCAAGCATTGGATGAAATCGCAGTAAAACATTTTAGTTATGGAAATTGATGGATAGTATTGAGACTACAATTCTTAAGAACTTAATACACAATGATGAATATTCTAGAAAGGTTATACCTTTTATTGATAAAGAATATTTTGAAGAGTTACATGAAAAGATTATCTTTGAAGAGATATGTACGTTTATTGTCAAGTACAATTCACTACCTACCAAAGAAACTTTAACTATTGAGTCTGAGAAAAGAACAGATATCACAGAAGAGGTGTTTTCTAAAATACGTGATTGTGTTGGATTATTAGATGATACTCCAAATGATCATCAATGGTTACTTGATACAACTGAGAAATGGTGTAAGGATCGTGCAATATATCTTGCACTAGTTGAATCTATTTCGATTGCTGATGGTAATAACGAAAAGAAAAACCCTGATGCAATACCAAGTATCTTATCCGATGCACTTGCAGTTAGTTTTGATAACCAAGTAGGACATGATTATCTTGAAGATTATGAGGAACGTTATGAATCATACCATAGAAAGGAAGATAAGATCCCCTTTGACCTTGATTACTTCAATAAGATTACAAAAGGTGGTTTACCTAACAAAACTCTTAACATTGCTCTCGCTGGCACTGGTGTTGGTAAGTCTTTATTCATGTGTCATCTGGCCGCTTCTACTCTTCTACAGAGTAAGAATGTTCTATACATCACTCTTGAAATGGCAGAGGAAAAGATTGCAGAAAGGATTGATGCTAACTTACTTAATGTTCCAATACAAGACATTATAAATTTACCACAACAAATCTTTGAAAAGAAGGTCACAAACCTTTCAAAGAAAACACAAGGAACTTTAATTATTAAAGAGTATCCAACTGCATCTGCACACTCTGGACACTTCAAAGCATTACTCAATGAACTCGCATTGAAGAAGTCATTTAAACCAGATATTATTTTTATTGACTATCTAAATATATGTGCATCAAGTAGATATCGAGCAAATTCCAATGTCAACTCGTATTCCTATATTAAGGCGATTGCTGAAGAGCTCAGGGGTCTTGCAGTTGAGACTAATGTACCTATCGTCTCCGCTACTCAGACGACTCGTTCTGGCTATGGTAGTAGTGATGTTGATCTTACTGATACAAGCGAAAGTTTTGGGCTTCCCGCAACTGCTGATCTTATGTTTGCTCTTATTAGTACGGAGGAACTGGAGGGGTTGGGGCAGATAATGGTCAAGCAGTTGAAGAATCGTTATCATGATCCTACTATTAACAAAAGATTTGTTGTTGGTATTGATCGTGGTAAGATGAAATTATATGACTGTGAACAGTCTGCACAAGACGATATACTTGACAGTGGGCAAGAAGAGGAGTATAATAAACAGGAAGATAAACTAAGTAAATTTGCTGGATTAAAATTCTAATGGAAAAACAAGTTGATTTTGATAAGTATTCTAAGTTTGTAGATGCTGTTACATCTGATGAGTCAAAAGACTTTCTTGCATTATCTGATCGTTTAGTAGAGTTGGATAAGAAAGGTGCTAATATCGAAAGACTTTTAACTGCAGGTGTTGGACTAAATGCTGAAGCAGGTGAGTTCTTAGAGATAGTAAAGAAAATGGTATTTCAAGGTAAACCTTGGAATGATGCTAACAGAGAACATCTCATTATAGAACTCGGTGATATTATATGGTACGCAACAAATGCATGTATGTCACTTGGTATATCTTTTGAAGATGTTGTAGCAAGAAATGTTGAAAAATTAGAGAAAAGATATCCTGGTGGACAGTTCGATGTTTACTATTCGGAACACAGAGAGGATGGAGACTTATAAATATAAAAAAAGTGTATTTTAAGTTCAATGGATCTCAAGGAAATTGCAGAAGCTTACCAGTTAGTATACGAAAAGAAGAAACTTGACCAGT